GCCCTGCACTGCCTCAACCGTCTCGACGCCCTGGGCATCGAGCATCTGTACGTGATCGGGATGGACGAACTGTTCGCCAAGGACGCCGCGTTCTTCCACGACAACTTCGCCGGTTCGCTGACCAAGCGGGTCCTCAGCTTCGCCTCCCGTTTCGAGCAGTTCGTCGACACGCTGACGTTCCAGATCGTGGGGAGCTTCGTGCCGCTCGCGTTCGGCGCGGTGGTGCTGTGGCGCTACGAACCGCTGCTCGTCGTCGGTCTCCTGGTGATGATCACGCTGACGGCGGTGCTGGTCGTGCCGCTGATCCGGCGCCGCCAGGCGCTCGTCGACCAGCGTGAGGAGGCGATCGCCCGGGTGTCGGGCCACGTCGCCGACAGCCTGATGAACATGGACACAGTGCGGGCGTTCGCCGCGGAGGAGCGCGAGGCCGCCGAACACAGGTCCCGCGTCGCGATGTCACGCCGGCTCACGATGCGGTCGTGGGACTACGGCAATCTGCGCATCGACACGCTGGTCGCGCCGATGTCCGTGCTGACCAGCGCGATGGGTCTGCTGCTCGCGGTGACGCTGGGCGGCGGAGCGCACGGTGTGGAGGCGATCGTGGTCGCCTTCGCCTACTACAACAACGCGACCCGGATCATGTTCGAGTTCAACCAGGAATCTCGCTCTGACCTGCGGCGATGCGCGCCTTATGGGGCAACAAGCTACGGGCCCCCGGGGGCGCCGGTCAAGCAGATCGCACGAATCTGAGACTCGGAAGCTGTCATCGAGTACGATTCGAAAAGGGTGCCCGGGGAAGGCAACCCTAAGCATAGGTTCCGATTGACAGGTTGGTTTACCGATCAGTAAGTTGTGGCCAAAGCTATTGACTAGACCACTCCCCACAGACCCGAGATGAGGGATCATGCCCGCCCCTAAGATCTTGCCTTCGAGCGACGTCCTGAAGAAGCACAGGCAGCAGGACAGGATGACGTATGACGAGATTGCCGAGAAGTACGGCGTGACCAAGGGGGCCGTCTATCTCGCGCTTCAGCAGGCCGGCCTCACGGGCAGGCGCCCCTCTTACAAGCATCTGCTTCCGTGGACTGTGGCTCAGGTGCACGCCAATGCGCATCCTGCTCTCATGCTCCGCATCCTTGGCGCTCGGCAGGCTGGGCAGGACGTCCCCGAGGTGAAGTTGGGGATGCTCGAACGGTGGCTTGAGGAGATCAAGGCCGCAAACGTCGTTGTGTGCTACGACCGCGAGCAGGCCCCCAACCCTGCCTCGCCCAGTACGGGCGGCTTCTACTACAGCAGGCGACGCGAGGAAGACGGGCCCTTCCCGCAGGACGTGAACGACAGGGAGCAGTCGAAGGGGCTCATCCGTATTGGTGAAGCCAAGAAGAGGCCGCGCGGCGGGAGCGGCACCGCCCGACCGGCCGAGACCGCGCGCTAGTTGTCACTTCCTCATCTATGGGCCGCCCTCCGCACAGGGCGGCTTTTTTGCATTCGAAGCTATGTTTGACACCGCCATACGTGCACTGCGAAACTTAGTTTCAGAAGGCAGGGGTGAGCAGTCGTCAAGGCGAAACGCCGCCCCAACCCCCAAGGAATGGAGCGGCATTGAACGCGCTGCCGTGCGAGCAGGCCCCCGAACTCTGGTTCTCTGAAGCGCCCCTCGGCGTCGAGTTTGCGAAAGCGGCTTGTCGGGCCGGATGCCCGCTACTCACCGTGTGCGCCGAGGTTGGCCAGAACGAGCCCCACGGCGTATGGGGCGGAACCTCTCCGGACGACCGCCGGGAAGCTGCGCAGGAACGCCGCGCTACCGCCGAGAGCGAGTTGAACGACCAGATCAGCGCCCTTCTCGCGGACGGTGTGAGCGTGCGCGCCATGTCGTCGATTCTGGGCATACCGCGCAAGACCCTCTCGGACCGCATCAATCGGCTCGAACTGGTCGCGTAAACAAACCGCCCGCCTTGTTTTCGCCTACGCAATGGCCGAAACGTAGGTCTTCACGTATTCAACAGGTAATCTGTTCGAAGTGTTCACGCCAGCACAGGGGGTGTTGGTGTGTCAGTCAGAGGGACAGCCAGTGACTAGCTTTGCCGTAGAGCCGTTCGAGACGGCGCCCGACTTGCAGACCATACGGGGGATGACGCTTGAGGGCGTTGACGTCCTGGTGGACTACCCCCACGTGATCAGCCTCGCTCGCCTCAGATACAAGGGGGGCACCCTGTTTGAGCTTGCCTGGTGCCCGAAGTCGACCGACGCCGATGACTTCAACATGACCGAGCCGTTCCTTCCTCAGCAGGCCCTTCGACTCGGGGCGCGACGGAGCGAGGGACTCGGGTGCGTCTGCAACGACGAGATCACCTACTCCTACTGGTTGTTCGAGTAGACGACCGCGCAGCCCAACAAGAGAAGACGTAACCGCAACCAAGAGGCAGACCACACTGCCTCTTTTTTGCGCCCTGAACCTGTTATTCGAAACGGAGTCCCCATCATGCCTGCTGTCCCCCCGACCTCCTTCGCTGACGCTCCCGCCGCGACCATCACGAGCCTGACGGGCGACGAGATCGCCGTTCGCCCGCAGTACGACCCGAAGACCGGTCGTGTCGTCGTGCAGCTCGCTGCGGCGGGCTTCTCGGTCCTGCTCGACAACGGCGCGATTCCCGAGCTGACGGATAAGGCCACGATCGCCGCGTACCTCGGCGAGACGCTGAATGTCGCGGCCGGCCACCCGACTCCCTTCGGCGAGAGCCGCCGATGACGGGCCCCGAGAAGCCCCCGCATCGCTCCGTATCGCAGTATCAGACCTTCGTGCGGTGCGGGGAGGCGTACCGGCTTGAGAAGGTCGCGAAGGCCCCGCAGACCCCCGCCGCGTGGTTCCACCAGGGCACCGCGTTTCACGAAGCGGTCGAGCTGTGGGAGAAGAGCAACCGGCGGTACGGGCCGGATCAGTTGGCCGAGTGGTTCGAGACTGCATGGCAGCGCGAGCACGCGAAGGCTCTCGAAGTCGAGCCGGACACGTCGAAGTGGCTCACGGGCGGAAAGGTCAAGCCCGCTGTCGACATCGAGCGCAGGCACGAGAAGGGGCTTGCTCAGGTAGACGCGTACTTCTGGTACGCGCAAGAGGCCGAGTGGAAGATTTGGGAGCCTGCCGAGGGCATCAAGGCCATCGAGCTTCCCTTTGAACTCGACTTGGACGGCGTACGCGTTATCGGGTACATCGATCAAGTTGTTGAGTACCCGGACGGGCACCTTCGGGTGCGCGACCTCAAGACGGGAACGAAGCTTCCCGACACGGCATTTCAGCTCGCCATGTATGACCACGCCCTAGACGACATGTTCGGCGTGCGGCCCGGCTTCGGGGATTACTACATGGCGAAGAACACGGCACCTACGGATCCGTGGAATCTCCAGGATTACACGCGCGAGAAGATCACCCGTTGGCTCAAGAACATGGACCAGGCCGTGAAGCTCGGCCTCTTCCTGCCCAATCCTGGTGACGCCTGCCGCACCTGCAATGTCCGTCGCTTCTGCGACTTCAACGGGCAAGACGCCCGACAGTACCCCGCATAGGAGAATACGAATGGCCAGGATCAGCACCACGCTCAAGGCGCACGGCGGTCACGATGCAACGTGGGTTGTCATCGAAGCCGAGAGCATGGCCGAACTCACCGACCTTCTCACCAACTACAGCCAGTGCGGCATTTCCGCCCTGGTCGGCGAAGCGGTCACCATGCTTCGCGCTGAAGAGGCCCTCGGCTCGATCCTCGGCGCGCGTCCCGTCGAGCACCCGGGAAGCTACGAGCAGCGGCCGGCCAACCCTGCTCCGCCGCAGGGGGGTTACGCCCCGCCGCCGCAGGGCGGTTATGCGGCCCCCGCTGCCCCGCAGGGCACGCCGTACGGACAGCCCCCCACGTGCCCGCACGGCACGAAGAAGTTCCTTGAGCGGCCCTACAAGAACGGCAAGCCGGGATCGTGGCGAGCGTGGGCTTGCCCCGCCCCGCAGGGCGACCCGAGCGCTTGCAAGCTGGAGTTCATCAAGTAGCCGCGGGCCCGTGTAAACGGGCTCGAAGCTGTTATTCGAAACGGCAGGGGCGCGACTGCCGCAATCAACGCGCACCCCCTTTCCCGCTTCTCCGAAGGGTTCACCCATGCCTTCTATCGAGTCCCGTTTCCGGCAGTTTCACCGCGACAACCCCCACGTTCTGAGCGAGATGGAGCGGCTTGCCAAGCAGTGGTTCGAGTCGGGCAAGACGTCGCTCGGCGTTCAGCTTCTCTTCGAAGTCATGCGCTGGGACCGATCCATCAAGACGAAGAGCAGCGACGAATTCAAGGTGAACAACGACTTCGCCGCTCACTACGCCCGAATGATGATCGCCCGGAATCCCTCTTGGGCCGGTCGCATTCGCGTGCGCGCCCTGCGCTCTGCCTGATCCTCGAAGGGGGGAAGCTTGTACACGATCGTTCGCGCAAAGGGCGACGCCGGTAAGGCCGGTGAACCACTGCCTACCCTCTGGAAGACGCTCGCCGCCGCGACCGTCCACTTCCGCCGAGGACAGTTCACGCTGATCGCTGCGGCCCCTGGTGTCGGTAAGAGCGCGCTGAGCCTCTGCCTCTCGCTGCACGCTCGCGTGCCGAGCTTCTACTTCTCGGCAGACACCGACCCCCAAACCATGTTCGTTCGCGCTGCCGCGAACGTCTCTGGCTGGTCGACTCGCGACATCGAGAACAGCCTTGAGAACGGCAACACGACGGCCGTAGAAGCGCAGTTGAACGGACTCGATCATCTGCGATGGGACTTCCAAGCCTCCCTGACGATCGATGATCTCGAAGCCGAGCTGAAAGCCTTCGCGGTCACGTACGGCGCATGGCCCGAACTCATCGTCGTTGACAACCTCTCGAACGTCGTGCCGGACGTCGAGAGCGACAGCAGCTCTTACGTGGGGCTTGAGAAGGTCTGCGAGTACCTTCACGAACTCGCGCGCGAGACCGGCGCGTGTGTCGTCGCGCTGCATCACGTCAAGGGCGACTCGAACGACGGCGACAAGCCCGTGCCCCTGTCTCAGATCAAGGGGCAGATCGGGCGCGTGCCCGAGATGATCCTGACGCTTCACCGGGTCGGCGAGGACGAAGACCGGCGCATGGGTGTCTCGGTCGTGAAGAACCGTACGGGCCGAGCGGACGCGTCCGGCGCCATGACGCTCTATCTCGAAGCCGACATGGAACGGATGCGGCTCACGGGATGAAGTGCCTTGAGATACGTGTAAACGGCCTCCCCGCCCCGCAGGGCAGTAAGCGCCATGTCGGCGGCGGGGTCATGGTCGAGTCGTCGAAGAAGGTCAAGCCGTGGCGTACGGCGGTCGCTGCCGCGACCGAGAAGGTCGACTTCCCCGAGCTGCCCTACGTGCGCGTCAGCGTGTGGTTCTTCATGCCCCGCCCGAAGAGCCACTTCCGCACCGGGCGCTTCTCGCACCTGCTCAAGGCCGGCGCACCCCTGTACCCCGGGAAGTATCCCGATCTAGACAAGCTCTGCCGCAGCACGCTCGACGCGTTGCGCATGGGTGGCGCGTACCGCGATGACGCCCAGGTGGTGAAGCTGCACGCGTGGAAGCTCTTCGTCGACCAGGACGAAGAGCCGGGGGCACTCATCCGGATATCCGACGCTGAGCTTTGATCCCGCCATAGCCGCGAAGCTATTATTCGAAACGTAAAGGGGGACCGATGAAAAAGCCTCCCATTGCGGAAGTGCTGGAGCACTACGGAGCCACGGACGTTCCCGAAGGCTCGCGGTTCCGCAAAATGAAGTGCCCCTTCCATGAAGACAGGAACGCCTCGGCTTCCGTCTGCACCGAAGAGAATCGCTTTCGCTGCTTCGCGTGCGACATCTCGGGAGACAGCTTCGACGTAATCATGCATGAGGAAGGATGCCGTGACTTCAATTGTGCCCGAGCCTGCGCTGAGAAGCTTCTTGGAGGAAGCTACGGCACGATACGAAGCGGCTCTTCACGGCCCGGCGGGAATCCACGCCGAGGAGTATTTGACGAATCGGGGCCTGTCCGAGGACAGCGTTCGCTCGCTTCGGCTGGGGTACGTAGAAAACCCCTTGCCGGGACATGAGAGCGCACACGGATATATCTCGGTCCCGTACATCACTCGGGCCGGAATCGTGTCCGTCCGCTTCCGCAGGATCGGCGACGGAGAAGGCCCCAAGTATCGCAGCGTTCCCGGCGACCCGCCCCGCATCTACAACGCGAACGCACTGCTCGAACCGAGCGACTTCATAGCCATCTGTGAAGGCGAGTTCGATACCGCCATCACTCGGCAGATAGGCATTCCCGCTGTCGGTATCGCTGGAGTGAGCGCGTGGAAAGACTACTTCGCCCGCTGCTTCAAGGGTTACAAAGCGGTCTTCATCCTTGCGGACGCTGACGACAAGGGACAAGGAATGGAGTTCGCCGAGAAGGTAGCTCCGCAAATCAACAACGCTCGAATCTCGCCGATGCCCGCAGGGCACGACGTGAACTCGTTCTTCCTCGAAAGCGGCGGGGCCGCCCTGCTCGACCGATTGGAGATCAAGAAGTGACCGACACCCTACTTCTCGACGCGGGAGCGCCCGAGCTTCCCGAAGAGCACTTCTACCGAGTCAAGCCCGACCACCTCGGGCCGGTTGTCGAGATCAGGCGGAAGCGCTACCTCGGCTCGGCCCTGGTGACGGAAGCCTTCGTTCACGCGCACCTCTTCCCTTCCGGGCTCGCCGCCCTGGTCGACGCTTGCCGGAAGGCCGAGGGGAAGTTGCGCGAGATGGAGAGCGACCGCAGGTTGCGCCGCGAAGCCGTTCAGCTTGTCGGCGACTACGCCGGAAAGTTGGGTGACCAGTGACCCCCGAGCAGCTCGCCGACAGCTTCGGGCACTTCCTTCGCGCCTGCCGTCAGCGTGTGCTCGGCGTAGGGGCCGAGCAGTACAGCGAAGGCGAGAAGCAGAAGTTCGAGACCATGCCGCTCCCCGAGCTTGTCGCTTGGGCCCGTGAAGAGGCTCAAGACCTCGGCGTGTACGCGGCCATGGTCGACATCCGATTGCAGCGGCTCGAAGCCGTTGTGAAGCGGCTCCCGCCGCTCTAACACTCACCGCGGATTCAGGAGACACCTTGAAGCGAATCGTCGTCCTCAGCGACATGCAGATTCCCTATCACGACAAGCGCGCCGTGAAGAACGTGCTGACGTTCATCAAGGATTGGAAGCCGGACGGCGTAGCATCCGTGGGCGACGATCTCGACTTTCCCATGATCTCGCGATGGACTCGCGGCATGGCCGGCGAGTACGCGGGCGACATGCAGAGCCACGTTCAGCAGGGGCGGGCCTTCTACCGTCGCGTGCGCGACGTGCATGACGGACCGATCGACGTCATGCGCTCGAACCACACCGACCGCCCCATGAACTACCTGCGGCAGTACGCCCCCGGCTTCATGGGCTACGAAGCGCTCACCTTCCCCGCCATGATGCAGTTCGAGCAGCTCGGCGTGACGTATCACGAAGAGCCGTGGGAGATCGCCCCCGGTTGGCTGCTCGCGCACGGCGACGAGGGCGGGCAGAACCGCACGCCCGGCGGGACGGCCCTCGGTCTCGCGCGCCGTTGGGGCTACTCCGTGATCTGTGGCCACACCCACAAGCTCGGCTTGCAGCACGATCACGACGTGGTCAACGGCCGCATCACGCGGCACCGCTACGGCTTCGAAGTCGGCAACCTCATGAACATGAAGGAAGCCGGTTACCTCAAGGCCGGTAGTGCCAACTGGAACCAAGGCTTCGGCCTTCTCCTGGTCGACGGGCGACGCGTCACCCCGGTACCGGTCGTGATCCACCCGAACGGAACCTTCACGGTCGACGGGACCACCTACGGCGTTTAAACGGTCCGAACCTACTATTCGAAAACGAGGAACACTCAGCATGGCTATCGACTGGGACCGTTACACGAAGCTCGCCGAGGCTGTCGCCCGACGCGTCGCCGCCGAATACCCGGGCTTCGACGCCGAGGACATCCGGCAGGAGATCCTTCTTCAGGTGCTCGAACGGCAGGGTACCTACGAGCGGGCCGACTACCCCGAGGGGCAGCTTCGGAAGAACTTCAAGCAGTTCGCCTATGCCTACTGCGGCGCCGAGCGGTATTCGTACATCGCGCACTCGGCCGAGTACGTCTACACGATGATCGAGGTTCGGCAGCTCTTCGAGAAGGCTTTCTTCCGCCCCGAGCTGTGGGAAAAGATGCCCACGAAGGATGACGGAGTCTCCGTCACGGCCGGCGGTGTCGTCGTCGCGCTTTGGGACATCAACGAAGCGTTCAACTCCCTCTCGCCCGACTATCAGGAAGTCATCGTTCGGCGATACGAGGTTGAGGAGACTCTCACGGGCGCCGAGAAGGTGAAGCTACAGCGCGCTGTCGACAAGGTCACGCGCGCCCTGAACAACGGCGTGATCCGCAAGCAGGAAGCCGCGAAGAAGCACGACGGACCGGGGCGCCGAACGGTCGGCGCTCTCGCCGACTAGCAGCACTGAAGCTGTGTTTGAAACCGCCATAGAGTCGCTGCGAAACTAAGCATGCGAACGAGGAAAGGGCCGGTGAAACGGCCCGGCTCTTTCCTCCCCAATCAAGGGGGAGCATGCGCGGAGCGCGCCCGACTTTCGCCATTCTCGACGAAGCCCGTACATGCTTTGAGGTTCTCCTAACTGACGGAGTTCCGCCGAGAAAGGCGTATGACTACGCCAACAAGATTCTTCCCGCTGGATTCGACCTGCGGGATTTCGAAGAGAGCGAGGAAGCGTGAAGCAGAAGCCCGCAGAGAAGAGCCTGATAGGCGGCTTCGTGGCCGTAACCCTGCTCACCGCGAGTGTGGTTGCTTGCACCGCCACCGATTCGTGTGCGGCGACTTCGCCCGGCGGGGGCCGCTCGGGAACGTCGTTCTCGAAGCCTTCTGCGCCTCGGCCGGCCCCGGCTCCCGCTCCCCGAGCGAAGACCCCGAGGAGTGCGACCGGGAACGGCTCGACGGGTGGCACGTACGCCCCGCCTGTCATCGTCCACGCGGACACCGACTGCGGTTGATGCTCCGCATCCTGGTGACCGGCTCGCGTGACTGGTGGGACGTCGACACCGTCCGCCGAGCCATTTTCCGCGAGCTGTACGAGATGAAGTGTCCGCACCAGTGGGCAACGCTGATCCACGGCGATTGCCCGACCGGCGCCGACCGCATCGCCGACGACTACGCGAAGACCTTCGGAATGCGCGTCGAGCGCTTCCCTGCCGATTGGGCCCGCTTCGGAAAGAGCGCGGGCTTCAAGCGCAATGCCGCCATGGTCGAGCAGCGTCCAGATGTCTGCCTGGCCTTTATCCGCGCCAACTCCCGTGGCGCTTCCATGACTGCCGCACTCGCCGAGAAGGCGAGCATCCCTACCGTGAGGTACGTAGCGTGACCCCTCCGAACCACTTCTTCATCGACCACATCGCGTCTTCCGGACGTGACCCGATCGAGCAGGCCGTTCGCGCCGCCGAGCTGCGCGGGCACTACAACGCCGCTCATGCCGTCCGCAGTATGCGGAAGGAACGCGACGGCTTGAAGGACCGGAACCGCGAGCTGCGCAAGCGCGTGGCCGAGCTGGAGAAGAAGCCGAAGGTGCCCGCTGACGTGATCAGTGCTGCCGCTTCGATCGGCGCCATCTACTCGACGCTCAAGGCCGAGGGCATGCCCGAGAGCCGGGCCTTCGAGATGACCGTGAAGCTTCTCGCGCAGGGGGCCGTGAAGTGATCCGAGTCATCGTCGACAACCCGCACGCCTACTACCCGAAGTTTCCGCGCGTGATCGAAGGCGAGACCGAGGGCAAGATAGAGAGGCAGCTTCATCGCTGTCTAAGCGGCATGAAGGGGCAGTATTCCGCCGCGCAGTACGCGAAGACCACCGTGACGCGCGTGATCGGCACCGAGGACGTGTCGGCGCAGTACATCGCCGAGGGGGCCGAGTGACCGAGTCTCCGATGGAGCGGCGTTGCGCCGCGTACCGCGACAGGCTCAAGGG